TGGAGTTCTAAAGCCCATAGCTTCTTTAGGAGCTCCTGCCATTTCTTCCATAATATTTAATATAGCTGCAATCTCATTGTTAACTTGAAAAGCAGCAGCATTAGGAGGCATAGCTTCTACATCTCCATCTTCAGGAATATGAATAGTTTGTTCAGGACCCCATTGAAATGGTTCTACATCTCCTTTAATCTTTAATGGTGGATGTATAGTTAAATCTAAAGCGTCAGCTTTTAAGTTTTCTAAATGATCTACACGATACTGTAAACCAACTAAGTTATCTAAAGGACCCATAGCATATAGATTGTCAGGACGTTTTCTCCAACCTACATGATGTTTAGAATCTCTACCAATATAAGAAGGATTATCAATAATTCTAGCAATATAACTTCTATCTATAACAGTAATAATTTTATTCTTATGTAACTGACGATCTACAGTATCATAAAAGTCACCTTCAAATTCTAAAATTTCAATGTAACCTGATTGATAATACTCTTGTAAAGAACCAAAACCATCTACTATATAAGCTTCTGATTTATTAATATCTTCTATTTTAAATTGAGATAAAGAATTTCTTATTTCTAAAGCACGATCTACTGCAGCTTGATCATAATTAAGATCTGGTCGTTCTTCAATCTCAGTCATTAACTCACCAACTGATTTAATATATCTAGTAAACTTAGGAGCTTCTGAGAAGCTAGGAGCTGTAGGATTAAATACAATATCAAATGGAGAAATACGAATTACTTTAGGACCATTATAAGTAGTAATTGTTTCTCCAGTAACAGGATCTATATGTTGTTCATTTATATATTGAACATCTGCAAAACAATTACCATAGTCAATATAATCTGCTACAAGTTGTGATATAGTTTCTCTAAAGCCAGACTCTTTAACTTTAGTTTTCATGTAAGCTTGAATAGCTTTACGTTTAGCTACAAAGTTATCTTCTAATGTAGCACCTTCCCATTTCATCCATTCATCATTAGGAAATAAAGCATCCATATAATTAGCATGTAAGTTATCTCTAATTTGAGTTAACTTAGGTAAAGTAGTTTTATTTTTCCAGGGAAGTCCTGAGTTAGATGTTGTAGTAGTATCAGTAGCAAAAAGATAGTTACGTAATTCTCTCCACTCTGACTCTTTGTTTTGTCTTTGAATCCACCATTGATTATACAATGCAGCAAGATTTCTTGCCATTGTATCTGGATTAATTGCTTTTTCAAATTGTGCGACTTTACCTGCCATAAATTTTCCTTAGTAAGTTACTCCACCAAAACGAGAGTGTGTTATTACATTGCTATTGCTTACTGCAAAACCATTTGCTCTTTGTCTAGGTACTATAGAAATAGCTATAGCATTTGACAAGGCATCTTTAATATCATCATGAGGTGGATGTCTCATACTTAGTTCTTCTTCAAGAGGTTGACAATTACCACCTTTATAATGCCATACTTGTTTGTTATGATATTTAGGTTCTAGTACCGAATTAATACGTTGGTTCTTATCTCCTAAGTGTCTAGTAGGTCTAAACTCATCTATAACAAGAGGTATCCCATTTGGTTTAAGATAACTTTCTTTTAACTCTCTTACAATAGTTTGTTGAGCTACAGTAATTTCAGCACGTAATTTTCTAAATCCCCACTTTTCCCAAGCTCTTAATATATGTTCATAATAATCTACTATACGTTCTGTTTTAAATCTATCTATATCTAACACATAGTAATTAGCTTGATGATCTACACCTACTACAACTAAAGCTGTACTGTCAGCTTGTTTACGTAATGAGAAAGCAAAGTCAATAGCTGCATATATATTTAACTTACGATCTCTAATATACCAATCACCTTCTTTATTAACTAAGACTGCTCTATCATAATATTGAAAGTCTTCTGAACTTAAGTTAGCAGTTTCTGTACTATTAGGATCATTATAATACTGTGCATAGAACTGAGTTTGATCTATATACTTAGCTTTAATTCTTGCAAGTTCTCTTGCATCAAATCCAAATACTTTACCATCTGATCTTTTTTGTTTAGCCCAAAGAAACTCACCTTCAGTTTCTACTACTCTTTGAAACAATTCATAAACTGCTTCTTCTTTTTCTAATTCACCTTCATCATCATAAAGAGATTCTTTCATGTTTACCATGGTATCATATATATCTCTAGGATGATAACGAGTACCAACAACCCACTCAAAAGCACCAGGATTTTCAATGGAAGCCAATTGGCTATATGCCGCTGCAACCTTATCTCGTCCTTCTTCAGTATAAGCATTACCTGGTACAACGATATCGTCAAGGACAACAACGTCAGCGTGGAAGCCAGTAGTATTACTAGTAAGCCCAACAGCTTTACAAGTAGCATCTCGAACTCCTTCCTCTTTTCTTCTTGGATGATCTACTGCAATCTCTGCAACAGCCCACTTCTCTCGTTTACCCTCTTCAGGATGTATCATGTCTGCCCAGTACCTTCTATAAATTGAGCTATCTATAATTTGTTTAATAGCATACAATTGTTTTTCTGCTAAGTCAGCAGTAGCTGACACATATAGTATAGTAGTTTCAGGATGTTTAGTAATCCACCAAGCAGTTCTATAAGCTACTAGTTTTGACTTCATATGACCACGAGGAAGCAATACTAATTGGTTAGCTTTAGAATCTTGTTTACACCACCATGCTATTAATTCTTCATGCACTGCACCTAACATTAAATGAGGTGCTACTAGTCGTATAAAAGTAAGCAGATCTGCTTCTGCTGCCTCTCTGATTTGGTCAATCTGAGTCATGTTATTTTTTCTTTTTAGATTTACCCCAGTTGTTTTGCATATCTTTATATGCTTTAGCACTTATAGTAGATTTCTTTTTACTTCTACTAGTACCTGCTTTTTTTCTTTTATTTATATTCTCTACTAAACTCATTACCATTTAACCTTATCTGCCCAATAGGCTGCTGACATTTTACCTCTAGCTATATTCTTAGCATGTCTAGCTTTAAAAGATTTTTGTCTAGCTTTTTCTTTAGGTGTAGTAGGGTTAGCTCCTGCACCTTTTTTACCTTGTTGACCAAAGCGAATAAGCTTTACTTGATCTCCTGATTTAGCTACAACAACATGAGATTTAGTTGGGTGTCCTGGAGTACGTTTAGGTTTATTATATCCTGATACTCCAGCTCTTTCTAGTCTAGGATCTTTAGCCATTATTTACTTATACCTTTCTGCTTTTCATAAGTTCTAAGTCCTGCAAGACCTAACATAGCAAATGTTAATTCAAGTAATGCATCTGTTTGAAAGTTAGGTAGTGGTACATCTACACCATATAAAGTAATCATCCAGATAATTAATGGTTGTAATACAAATACCCATGCAAATCCTAGAGCAGCGACCCAACCTAAGCATGGTCTCCAACCTGCAACCCATACTGATCTATGTGATGCTTCTACTTTGTTAGTTTCTGCTTGAGCTAAGTTTAACTGTGCTGCATTATCAATAAGAGCTTTTTCAATTTCTTGTGCTGCTTTTTCTTTAGCATTTTTATCTGGAATAACTCTGTCTAATACAGAACTAACTACACTAATTATAGGACCCCACATCATTTAAACACAGTCTCCTTCAAAAAATCTTTTATTTTTTTCAGCTTGTTTTTTTGTTTTAAGTACCAAGGGACGAGGTTTAGATTTAAAAACTCTTTCAGTGGTTTCTGAAGTAGTATCTCCCAAAGAATTATTGTTAGTATCACTAAAATTAAATAGCTCATCTATAAACTCTCCTGTAAAAATTTTTTTAAGTTTCTTAATCATAGTTCAGGTTTAGGTCCTTGCCAAGGTTTAAACTCTGCTTTATCATAAGACACTGGTTCATTTAATTCAAACCATCTTACAATAACTAAAGGTCCTTCTACATTCCAACAACCAACATGAGGTGCATGGTTTTCTTCAGTAGCTACTGTAAGATATTGATAGAAAGATCCCATCTGTTCAGGACAAGGATCTATAGTTAAATAAATAAAACCAACATCAGTAGGAGTAGCCATTACTTGAGGTAGTTCTTCTGCTTTTATTTGATTAGATATAGTAGTAACAAGTAATCCTATAAAACCTGCAACTAATGCCCAAATAAGTTTATTTAACATTCCTTCAATACGATCTAATCTATGATGAATTGTTTCATATCGTTCTGCACATAACTTTTCATGAGCTGCTAGTTTTTCCGCTGGTGTCATTATACGCTCACTAGGTGACCTTGAAAGTAACAACCATTAGTTACAGTATTTATTAATGTTGGTGTTCCAGTGGTATATATATATGTTTCTATATAATCTGTTGAACCATTCAAATAAATTAAAGTACTTCCACCACCAGCTTGAGACGAAGATGGATATGAATAGTATACTTTTTTTATTTGTGAGCCATTTTTATATATTAAGATGTCTATAAATCCAGCAGAATTTCCATATACCCAAGCATTTATTTGATAATAACCAGCAACACTAGGAGTAAATCTTTTATTTGATGTATCATAATTAGAATTAGTATCAAAATCTATTGTATCAAAATTTACTTTTGTAGTTGTACTTGCTGATATTGCTTGTGTTGACCCAAGATAAGCACTAAACGCTGGAACTTTAGGATACAAGTCATTACTAGGTGTGATATTCCCACTGCTGTCAACAGTTAGGATGGTGCTACCATTCTGTTCTATCGTTGATCCCGATGCTGTGGGTTTTATCGCTATAGTCATTACTGTACTCCGTCTAATTGTTCCTGTGTAGGTTGAGCTAATGTAGGATGATTCCATTCTCTGATGTAATCACCTTTACCATCGCTGTCATTCTGAAGCATGATTGTACCAGTAGTTGGCATAAAATCTGCATCAGTTAAGTCTGGGTAAAGCGTTGTTATTTTTTCGTAAAGTGTCATTGTTTTCTCCTTATGTTTGTTGTAATAAACATCCGCTAAATGTTATAGTGTTGCTATATGTACTTTTAGCACTTCCAGATGCTTGATAGGTATATATTTCTACATAATCTGTAGTGCCATTTAAGTATAATACTAAACTAATTGATGTTCCTGAATCAAGCGCACCACTTTTAAAACCGCCAGCAGTATATCCATTAGCTGTTCCATTTTTATATATATTTAATAAATGTGGCTCGGCAGACAATGCACCAATATTACAATTTGCTGTAATAATATAATATCCAGATACAGATGGAGTAAATCGTGATGATGAATAATCTCCAGTAGAATCGTTTAATTCATCATTATAATCAACTTTTGTCCATGTAGCATTATTTACAGTTGTACTAGAATTACTTTTAGCAACAAATGCTGGAGCAGTAGCTGGCTTATATCCAGCACTTGTAAATCGTCCTACCTCTGTAGGACTATCTGCATTCCCGACACCAATCCTTAAGGTTCCATCAGGTGTTGCTGGTTGATAGATGGTGAAGTTATTCGATGCATTAGCATCTGTTCCGACTTGTAGTTTCTTTGATTTTACTGTACTCATACTGATCCTTTAGGATATTTGTTTTTCACTGCTTGTATCTTTGCTGCCATGTCATCTGGGAATACACCAGCATGAAAGAGTGCATCGAGTTGGTCACCAATCGGTGGGTATTCAGAAACTCTTTGATGTTTGTATGCGCTTGAGTCTACCCAGTTATTCACAACCACTTCATCAATGGTGACTTTATTTCCATCTTTATCAAATGCTCCATGTGTATCATCAATAGATACTACATTTGGATACAATGCGTATATAGCTTTATGGTTCATTATCCAGCGACCTCCATTACTGTAATTGTACTTGGTGAAGAACTACAAACTGCTGAATCAGAATTAAAAGAACCTCCAATTCTTACTTGAGAACCAGATTGAGTAGCAGCTTGTAGTTTAAAAGTAATAGCACTCGTAGTTGCTGGTGCATAGTAATATTGAAAAGATATTTGTTCAGCTGTATTAAATGCGTAGGGAGTTGATGTACTTGATACGGATATAGCAGAGTTTCTAGCATCCCCAATATAAATACTTGTGCCATTTGCTGTCAGGTTTACATATCCTGAAAATTGACTATTTTGTGTACCTATAGTAGTGCTAACCATAATTAATATTTTATTAGCACTAGAAGATGGTGTAATACTTACTGAAAGTCCTGTAATATCTACAAATGATGTTGATGCTGTACTAAAGTTATCTGTCTTTGTAGTAGATACTACTTGCAATATCTTACCTCCTACACCAGCTGCAAAGTCAGAAGACGTAACAGCTCCATCAACAATTTTATCTACACCTGTATCACCATATACTTTAGTTACCATTATACGACACTCCATGTTGCACCATCACCGACAGTGATCGTGATACCATCTGCTACAGTTACAGGACCAGCAGTCATAGCATTACGATTGTCTGCTAGTGTGTAGTTTGTATCCAGTGTGGTACTGTTTTCTACGAAACCTATGCCATTAATTGTTACGCTCATTCTGCCTCCTCTGGTGTGTTACCGTCTGCTAACCATTCTAGGTATTCTTGGTAGTCTGTGTTAGCTTCATTCATTGGGATAAACGCATTATCTGGTAATCTTAAAACATTATTTGCTGGTGTATTTAAAATATTGTCGTAAGGTAATAATTTATATGTATATGTCATTTATAACTCCGCTTCTGCTGTCCAACCAAATACAAAATAACCGCCAGCAGTAGTTGCATTGGCAGATTTGTACGCCCTAAAACTTCTAGTATCTTCCCAAGATATATTAGGAGCAGAAGCAAACCCATTTCTTGCATATTCTGTACCCACAGTAACGGTAGGAGCTGTTCTTTTTTCAATCATATATGCTCTTACATCCCAATAATTTGACCCATTTGTAGTATCTCCAGACCAAGATATAGCATTGTTTAATCCACTCTTTTCATAATACCTCTGACATCTTGATAACTCCATATCATAAGGTCTGTGTTCAAATGGTGTAGCTGTGTCACCTACTTCTAGTTGGACACCTGTGATGTTAATGTAGTTAGATGTAGAGTCTAAAAAATTAACTTGGTCAGAGTCTAATCTA